CCTGCGCCGGATTTCAATTTGCCCCATCCGGATTTTTCTTCAACAATGGTATACACTTCCCCGGCGCGAACAACTGTGTTGATTTTGTGCGCCATGCCTGCGCCTGCGCGAACATTCAAGGCGGAAGCCGTTATTTTGACCAAATAAGCCCCTTTTGCCGCCGCTTCGGGCTTTTTATCGGCTTCGGGCTTTTTGTTGCTCTGTGCCGCCCCTGCGCCTGCTCCTGCGCCCTTGTATGCGATGCCCAAATGCTCCAAGATCGCCTTCGCATAGGCAACGCCGAACGCCTTTTGTTCTGCAACTGTATCGCCGATATTATTATCTGCATCATTATCCACAAAGAAGGATTCAAATAAAACGGCGGTCATGTTCGTGCCCTTAATAAATTTCAAGTGCATGCCGCTTTTGATTCCCCGGCTATTCTGCCCCATCGCTTTAATGTGCTTTTCTGCAAGCCTTGCAAGGTTCATCGCATCCGCATTCTTGAAATTGCAAAATGCTTCGAATCCATCGCCGCCGCCTGCATTGATATGAAATGAAACGGCAAGATCTGCGCCGCTTGCGTTGGCTTCCTTTACCTCCTGCGAAACCGGATCATTTTCATCGGTTGTCCGGGAACAAATAACCTTTACTTTGTGCGCTTCCAATACCTCTTTGCAGGCAAGCAAAACGCGCAAATTGATATCTTTTTCCTTCATGCCATATGCAACCGCGCCGGGATCGCTTCCGCCATGCCCTGCGCTCAAAAATACTTTTGCCATCTTTTTTCCCTCCGTTTCTTCTCCGGATGCAGGATCATATTTTGTCAGATCATATTTTTCAATGACTTTCAAAAGGTTTTCAACATACTTCAAGGATGTTGCATATCCTGCCGCCTTGATTTTCTGCAAATATGCTTCCGGATCCGTTTCGCCCTTCAAGCTTGCATAATTGGGAATGTTGATAAAATCAAAATATCCCTTTACGCCTGCATCCATATCCGGGAACTTGAACCACTTCATAACACTTGATGAATATGTGCCATCTGCATTTTGTTCGGATCCCTCTTTGATATAATAGCCACTGGAAGAAGGGCAACGCCCTTTTCGCCATTTCAAGCCGAAAAAATTGAAAACGCGCGCAAGCTCCGATTCGCCGGAAGCTGATTCAAGAACCGCCTGCGCAATGATGGGCGAATAAACCAAAATTTCATATTGCGGCGCGTATTTCTTCACGCATGCCGCAATCTTTTTGATAAATGCCGCATTTCTCATGTTTAACCCTCTCTTTCGTGATCCGCCGGGCTTTCAAGTTTATCTTTTACCGTTGTAAGAAGCGAAACGATCCATTTCGGCATAATTTCGGGATTTGCGGCGTATAGGTTTTCACAAATCGAAATTGATTCATTCAAAACAATATAAAAGCTGATAATCATTGAAAACGGCATCGCAAATGGCAATGTTACGTTCACATATAAAAGCGTATAAGGGATAAACCAATCAAGGAAGAACCCGAAAAACATGCCCACAAGCAAGGCAAGCTTTTTGAAGAAGCCTTTTTGACATTTGGAAGAACTCCAAGCATCGTTTTCACTAACCTTCGCTTTAATAAGCCCGGTAACAAAATCGAAAACGATTGCAACGGAAACAAGCGCAATCAAAACGCCGTATTGCTCGAAAAATGTGGTTATAAGTCCGAAAAGAATTGAAAGAAGCCATTTGATTTTTTCCATGTTTTTTACCTCCAATAAAAAAGGGATCGCAAATTGCAATCCCTTGTGTGTATTTTATAAAGTTGCTTCAAGATCGTTTATTTTGTTGCGCATTGCCTGCCGTTCCTCATGCAATGCCGCCGCATCATAAGGGGCAGGAAGATCATTCAAGGCGTATTCATAGCATTTAATGATCTGATAATCGGATGCCGCGATTTCTGCCTTTAGATCGCTGATTTCCTGCATGATTCCGGCAATGCGCGCCGCTTCTGCCGCTTCTGCTTCTGCTTCCGCGCGTTTGGCTTCGATTGCCGCCCATTTCTCCGCATCAAAAACATACTTTTCTTTTATGTATTGATAGCATTGCATTTTCTCCGGATCCTCTTCATCCGGAATGGAATTTACAAGAACGCTTTCGGGCTTTCTTACTATGTCGGAAATGTCCTTGATATAATTTTTTTCATCAAGCATAATTGCATACATTGGTTTGCCCTCCTTTTCTTTTTGTTTCGTGATTTTATTATTGTTTTTTGTGATTTACAATCATATTTTGGAATGTTTAAAAAATACCATGCACTTGCCACCATTGTTTTTGCGTAATTGTTGTAACTGGTTGGGCGGTTACGTTGCCGGATGCATCTATGCGCATCCTTAAGTTATGGCTACTTGATCTCGCATGTGCAATAAAATATATTTCGCCATTGTTCCACCCTTCAATTTTTCCTATTTCAATATTTTGATGCGCTAAAATATCCGAGTTTTGCATCAATGTAATGTGAAGTTTTACTATACCCAATTTTTTGTAATATTTAATACTGCCGCAATTGATTTGCTCAAATGTGGTATCTGCACTTTTGGTAAATGTATAATTTGTATAAATTGTATTATCGCAAATAGACATTTTTTTCCTCTCTTTCGTACATTTTTATTTATGCTTTTGTTATCCGAATCCGTTCAATAATCACATCATTAATCGGCGCGGCGGAAACGGAAAGAATAATCTTTTCATCCGCCTGCGTTGCCTTATAATCAAAATTTGTTCCCGGCGCGAAATTCAATACAATATCGCACGTTTCCGCATTTCCGGAGATTAATCCGCTTTCTATTTCATAATAATAACCGGAATTATCTTCATTAAGTATCCAATCGTTTATTGTGATCGTCCTGCCGCCGATAACATAGGTTGTTAAAACAATAGGCATATCGCAATCGCAAGGGGCGATAAAATCGCCGCCGGAAATCTCAAATTCTGCAAAATCCGAAATGCCATGAAATGAAATAATCTCCGCCCCGGATGCATCATATAATTTGATATAACGATCATTTTCACATTTAACCGCAACTTCGCATTCGTAAGTTACGCCGCAATGAATTACATTCATTTTTTACCCTCCTAATATGAAGGAACGCTTGCTTGCGATCCCATGAATATTTTGCCGCCTGCTGATGTGATATAAAGCGTTGAAGCCATTGAAGAAACAACGCTTTCAAACGATGCGATTCCGCCGGATGCAGAAATGCCATTGTTGTTTTTGCTTCCGCTTAATGTGCCGATATAAAGTTGCGCCGCAAAATTGCATACAACGGCATTTGTACAACTATTAACCGTTACATTCCTACAAGAAAAGCGGCTTCCGTATGAAACAAACACGCCGTTTGTTGATCCGTTGACGGTAAGCGGACATTGAAAAATTGCATTTGCTCCGCGATGGCATCTGAATCCGTATACATTGCCGGATGCGTTCAATGTCAATGAAGTGCCGTTGACGATAACATCCGCTTCATACAATACAAAAGATTTCATAACTACTTCGCCAAGATCAAAACGAAGCGTTCCGCCATAAAATCCGGCAACCTCCACATTCTCCGCATATGTACCGGATGCAATATTGATCGTAATTTCCTTATTTGCAAGATCCTTCGAAATGCTATCAATCGCATGTTGAATCGTTGCAAATGGGCGATCCTCTGAACCGTTGCCGGATGCATCGTTGCCGCTTGTGGCAACATAGATTGTTGCATCCTCTTTGATATAGCCGATTGATTCCAATTCGGAAGCGAAATTTCCGATTCCATTCATTGATTTTGTAAATGTTGCGAAGGGCAATTGATAAATGTTGCCGCCTGCCGCAATATCCTCTTGCACAATTTCCGGATAATCTGCCGGGGCTGTTAATACCTTGAATGCGCCTTGATTGAACTCGTTGTTCGTATTTGTAACCGACATATCAATTTCAAATACAAGGCGGCAATATAATGTTCCGGTTGTAACAACTGGCGTTGTGACGGTTTCCATTGATGATACTTCGATCATTCTGTTTGCGGCGAAAAAACGCCCCTTCGCAATATAAATATCATCAATGCCGAAAGTCATTTCAAGCCCTTCGGATCTGCCCTTTCTGGCCTTCAAAAAAATGCCGTAAATGTGGGAATCGTCACTTGAAGAAACGGTTTGTTTCGAAAATGTAATTCCGCGAACTGCCATTGTTTTATTTCTCCTTTCACTTCAATTTGTCCGTTAATGTCACTTTTAAATTGCCGAACTTCACAAGCACAAGATCCGCATCATCGGAAAAGGATATGCCGGAAATAATGCTTTCTTTTACGCCTGCCGCCGTTTTGATTGTCACTTCATGCCCCACATATAATTCATTTAGTGGATAAAGCTTTGAATTTGCGAAAATATTCGCTTCAACTAAATGCGAATAGGAATTATTGCGAAATTCATTTGTTACTGCTTCAATCATTTCTTCTTCGGTTTCCGTTGCCGAATAGAACGAAGAAACAATACCATCAACGCGCCTTTCGTCTACTTCGGAAATGGTTCGATTTGTGTGCAAATAGAACGTGCGCAAGCTTTCTTTTTCTGTTAGTGTATTAAACCATTTGACATTCAATTTTGATAATGCCTTGACTTCGTATGTCTCTTTGTATGTGTCAATGTCCGTCAATGTTGTATCAATATTCAATGCCGTTTGTTCTTTTTTATAAATCACGATATTCAATGCGGTTTTCGTAAACTCGAAATCAAGAAAAATTCCGTATTGCTGTTTGATGTTTCCAAGGTATGTTTTGAAATTATAAATGCCATCATCGGCAATCGGCTTCGAATTGATTTTCGTATGCGTCAACACTCTGCAATTTATATATGTCATATCAATAAAAGCATCGCCGGATTGCGAAAAATACTTCCGGATAGTTGCCGCAACAAAATCTTCGATTCCGGTTTCTTTGATGATCTCCGTATCGGCAAGAAAGATTTTTCGATCAAAGATTCTTTCAATCTCCAAGCATGAAATCGTATGCATGTTTTCGCCTTGGATATTATCAATCTTTTCGATGATTCCTTTTAGCTTGATATCTTTGCCATCCTTCAAAACAACAAAATCATCGGCGGAAGCTTTCGGATTGCATGCAATGACGATTTTTGATTTGCCGCCAAGATCCAAATCGTGCCCGACCGAATATGAATTGACTTCAACACAATTTAAAAGGGAAAAATCCTTTTGTGAAATGAAATAACATAACATATCAAACAACCTCATACATTTTATATACTGTTAATGAAATGATGTTTGTGCTTGCACTGGAAGAAGAAAAAACAATCTTGCTATCTCCAACCGGGATTTTGAAAAAATTATCCTTCGTAATGTCCAACAAATTCATTAAATTCGTTTCTTTCTTCCCGGAAACAAGCGTTGCTTCAAGCATTCCATCGCGCGAAGAATATCGCAAATATTCCCCTTCCTCGATGGCAACCGGAAATTCTACTTCGTAAAATACTTTGCCATTCTTCACGATCTGAATTGCAGGATTTACACAATAGCCGTTAATGATACAATCGAAAGGGGCTTCCACATGCCCGGAATTGTCGATCATTGTTTCATATGTTCCATAATCGCTATATGTGAAATCGTATTGATAATCGTATCTTTTTTCGTTGGCATCTGCTTCGAATATAAAGCGGCTATTGTTGCGCAAATAATAAAGCGATTTGCATGCAAATTTTATTGTGATCGGAAGTGTGCCCCCGGTTCTTTCGGTCTTGCCTGCTTCCATAATGTCAATATCGCGAATATATTCTTTCCCATCGCCCGGATCATATACAAGATATAATTCGGATGCGGCGGCGCAAAAATCATAAAATTCTTTGAATTTCTGACTTGCGCCCGGATCCATAAATTCTATTTTGCCGCCAACGGTTGATTGCTTGACTTGCATTTTTTTATTTCTCAAAAAAGAATTTCCTATGCGAATATATGTTGCATCATGCTTGATCCCCAATCCGGAAGGATCAACCATATACACGCGATTGCCCCACAAGGAAAAACGCTCATTGTATTCGTTTTCAACATAAAATTTCCGCATTTTTTAACCTCCTAGAGCAACGCGCCCAAACTCTTATTCATATAATCAACAAATTGGGATTCCCCGATGTGGACAACGCCTTCTTTTTGCAGGATTGCCGCCAACAAATCAATCATAACATCAAGTTTCGATGCCATTTCTTTATAACCGATGGGATCGCCGTTGTTTGTTAATGGTGTAACCCTTGCGCCCTGCGGCAAATTGATTAATTCCGCCCCGGCTTCTCCCACAATTGCGGATCCGCCTTCGATTGCTGTGCCGCCGCCTGCCAAATAAGGAATTTCCGGCGTGTCTACATGGGAAATATCAAATCCAAATGATGTAACTCCGGTTGCTTTTGTTACCCAATCCGGAACATCAACTTGCAAACCGTTCAATACATCGATCACACTATTAACTCCGGAAGTTACACCGGAGATCATGCCGTTAATAATTCCGATAATTGTATTTACTGGATTTCGCACAATGTCAATCATTCCATTAAAAATATTTGACAAAATGTTTTTCACATTCTCGAACGCCGCCGACCAATTCCCGGTAAATACGTTACTGATGAAATCAGTTATATTTGTGAGGATGTTCGTTAAAATATTTTTCACATTATTAAATGCCGCCGACCAATTGACGGTAAACACATTTTGAAGGAACGTGATAATATTGTTGAAAACATTCGTTAAAATGGTTTTCACATTTTCAAATGCCGCCGTCCAATTGACGGTAAACACATTTTGAAGGAACGTGATAATATTGTTGAAAACATTCGTCAAAATGTTCTTCACATTTTCAAACGCCGCCGACCAATTCCCGGTAAATACATTTTGAAGAAATGAAATAATATCCGAAAATACGCTTTGCATGATCGCAATTTGATTTTGCACGAATGCAACGGCAATATTTACAACATTTGTGATTACGCTTGTTACATTCTCGAATTGTTTTTGCCATTGTGCAAGAACAACTTCCGCCAAATAGACAATAATTTCAATCAATGGCGGCAATACTGCGCCCAATAATTCAACAAGCGGCGTAATCAATGCCATGCATAATTCAATCAAGGGGCTTAATAAATTTATGATCGGCTGAAGCAATGACAAAATCGGCGTGATTAACTGAATCAAAATCGGCAAAACCATGTTCACAATCTGCAAAATTGGCGGAAGCAACATGTTAATCAAATTAAGAAAAACCGGAAGAATTGCTTCGATTATCTGCGTAAATAACGGCATTAATGCAGAAATCAACGAAGAAACCAACGGTAAAACAGTGCTTACAATTTGCATGATTGGCGGAAGCAATGTTGAAATCAATTGCATCAATGGCGGAATCAAACTTTCGAACAATTGCGCAATAACTGGCGTTACTTGTGCGAATAGTGATTCAATCATTGGCATGTTGTCTTGTATCAACTGTACAAACTGCATAATGATCGGAATCAAGGCATTGCCAAGGGGAAGAAGAAGCGTTTCGAAATTGCGCTTCAAGCCCTCGATCATGCTTCCAAGATCATCATATTTGATATCGTTAATTTCTGTTAATGCATCTTTTGTATTACTGATTGCGCCTTCTGTATCTGACATGGCAAGAATGGCATCTTCGCCGAGATCTTCCCACATAGTGCCCATCAATTGTTGTCCGAGTATGTAACGCTCGTTTTCATCCTCAACGCTCTGCAATGCCGCAAGAATCTCTTGCGTTGCCCCCTGCGCTTCTTTTCCTCCGGCGGCGTATTTTTTATTCACTTCTGCCACATTCAAACCAAGCTTTTCAATAGCCTTGTTTGCTGTGCCGTCCTGCATGCGAATATTAAATTCCTTCGCCGCATCGCCTAATTTGTCGATGCTCCATGTGCCGGATTCTGCGCCGTTTGCAAGCATGTTGAACATATCTTCCGCGGAATAGCCCATTTGCGAAAATTGCACGCCGTATTCGTTCAATACATCAAGCATATCGCCGTTTTGGTTCAATCCGCTTTGTGCGCCCTGCGCAATCAAATTATAGGCTTCTTCGCCGGATATGCCGAACTGATCCATTAAAGAATTTGCCGCCCGGACACTCTCGGAAACTTCAAAATCAAACGTATCGCGAAGCATCAAAGCATTTGTTGTCATTGCTTCCAACTCTTCCGCGCCCATGCCCTCGCCCATAATCCGTTTGACTTCGCCCATTGATGCCGCAATATCTTCAAATGATTCGCCGTAATTGGCTTTGTAGATATTTAACATTGCATCCTCATATTTGCCCAACTCTTCAACGGCTGTTCCGGTTGATGCCGCGAAATCATTCATTGCCGTATCAACATCCGTTGAAACATTAATCGCGGCTGTGCCTACCGCAACGGCGGCAGATGCGGCGGCGGTTGCAATGCCTGCCGCCCATTTCCCGGCGGTTGATATTCCATTGATGAAGGAATCCGCAAGTTTATTCGATTTTTCTTCCGTTTTGGAAATACTGTTTTCCGCTTCGCTTGAATCAACAAAGATTGATCCCATCAATGAAAAAATAGATAATGCCATTGCCGCACCGCCTTTTTATTTGAACTTCTTTTTTATTTCTTCTATTTCTGCCATGCATTCATATACCGGGCGGCGGTCAATATTTCTTCCGGTCACTTTATCAAGGTAAGAATCAAAGGAAACAAAGTTTTCCTTCGTCATGTGGGGAAGCTGAACAACCCATTGCAAGAAAAAGCGGTTTTCCTGCTCCTTCTCCTTTGCCTTCGCAATAATCCGCATTGCCGTTTCGATATCTGATTGCATTATGTATTCTAAATTTCCGTATCTGTGCAGTAGCAAATCGATTATTTCTTCGGAATCAATCGCACTGCACGTTTGAAAAAACTTTTCCACTTCTCAAAATCCGCGACTTGCTCCAACTTATCAAACAAATCAAGCGGATCCATGTGCTGAACATCTTCCCATGTGCATTCGAAGATGTTTGCAATAAAAACATAAATTTCTTTTTCTGTGTTCTGATGCATTGCCTTTTCGAAAATGCCAAGAATCAAATCAACACCAAAATCAATTTTGATTTTCTTTCCGGCGTTTTCCTCTGCACGCTTTGCAATTTCTAAAATCTCTTCTCTAATACCGATTTTTGAAATCAATCTTCCTGCTTCAAACAAATCTCTTGTTTCCAAATTTCTCATTTTCTTAACCTCCGACTAATTTTGAATAAATGAAAAGGGAACGGATGGTTTCCGTTCCCTCTGCTACTTTATTAACCTTGTGCGCCTGCCGTTTCGGACAATGCCGGGTACATCGCTTTAAGGGATGTAAGCATTGTTAAAGCGTTCATAGAAAGTTTTGCAACCTCTCTATCGATGGAAAGGCGATCTTTAACCGGGCCTTTATCTCCATCTGCTCCGATTTCCCGGAACTCTCTTTCTACCTTGAAAGATCCGCCGCCCCTGCAAAGTGCAACATCTGTTCCATCGATTGCAAAAACGCCCAAACCGAGAAGAATTTCTTTTGATCCGGAAACAAGCTCCCCATCAATTTCAATCTTCCAAGGGCAAAGTGTTGTTTCGTCTGCTTGCTTGTCTGTGTTGTTATAACATGCGGTAAACTCGATTGCCGGAACAACCTCGTTTTTCTCTGCAAGCGTCCATTCAAGATTTCCCATGTTGATCGCATCATCCAACGTAATCTTGCAGGCGTTGCCGCCCTTCGTCTTTCCGATCCATGTCAAAGAATGAAAATCAGTGGAAGCAATGTTTCCGCCGTTTCCGGTAATTACTTTTGCCATGTCTTAACCTCCTATTGAATAATTTTGTATTTGAAATTTTAATTGCCTGCGAATCAATGTTTTATCTTCATCATCAATCGGCTTGCGGCTGATGCGGTAAAATGTCGGAAGAACTTCTTCGTTCGGCATATTCGCCGCATTGAACATCGCTTCTATCTGATCCGCAATTTCTTCGATTTGGGAAGTATCTTTGCCCTTCCCCCAAATATCGATAATGAGAATCAAATCATCCCTGTTGATATCGCCAAGATCGATATTTTCAAAATCATATACCGCATGCGGAAAATCTGCTTTCGCATCCGCTACCCGGTAATAGCTTTTCACAATGGAATTGATATTCGATTGAATAATTTTTCGCAATGCGTTTGTTTTACTCATCCGCGCCGCCCTCGTATTCTTCTTCGCTTATAAGGGATAATGCTCGCGCCTCATCCTCTAAAGCGGAAAGATATTGACTTTCGATTTCAATTATTTTCGCAATGTTATCTTGTACGGCATGCGTAAGCAATGCATGCTTCGTTGTTTTCGATGTGCCTAATTCTTGGAAGCCGCCATAAAAGGCATTTGGCTTCATTCCTACTTGCAATTCGATCCGGCTTTGCTTGTGCTTTACCCAATATTGGGTATACTTCCCAACCCTGCCGGAATGCTTCTTGAAACGATCGTAAAAAGCAATGCGGAATTGCTTGCAAACGTATTTCCCGACATCGCGAAGCGCGGCGCGTGTCAATTCGCGGATCGTGTAATTTACCCGATCAACGCTTTGCGTATACACAACATTTCCATCCTTGCTTACTTTCGTTATGCTCTTAGGAATCGCCATCGTTCACAACCTCCAAACGAACGCCGCCATAACAAACAATTTCAATTTCGTTTCCGGTTCTAAAGGTTCGCAAAACCTTATACCGGAAATTGTTATAGATCAATTCTTCTTGATTGTCATAATCAAGATAATCCGGAAGCACAAATTTGATTTCCGGTTTCAATCCCTGCGCCTGCGCTTGATAGAACTCGGATTGCCCGATGCTCTTAATCTTCGCGAAGCGCATTGCCTTTTCTTTTGTTTCAATCTGATCCCCGACTTCATTTGTTTCATGCTTTGTCGATAGTAAATAAATTACTTCGTTATACATTGGCTTTCCCACTTTCTGCATAATCATCGCAAAGGCTCAAAGAATCGCGAAGGTTTTCAAAAGCTTGCTTGAATTGATCGCCCTTGCCGTTAAAATCATATTGCCATTTGCAATACAATTCCGCCGCCTTGATAATCAAAGCATCTTCGGAATCTGAAACGGCAATCGCCGGATCCACTCCAACGCGCTTTAATTCAAGCATGCAGGCATCAATATTTGATGTGATATCGGTATCTAACATGGTATGAAATATTCTCATTGATAGTTTAATTTTTTCAAGCATTTTCAAACCTCCGTTGTATAGAAAACGGCGGCAGACTGTCGGAGAAGCCAAACGCCGCCGCATCTATCAAATTAATTATGCGGTTGCCTTCGCAATCTTAACGAATGCTTCAACCGCCTGCACCTTGCCATCGAAGATTGCGCATCCAAGGAAATCGAATGCGTTTTCTCTTGTGACGAACTGGGAAGTTACGTTCACATCCTCCTGCAAGTTGCCCACATAGCCGCGATAGAAATCGCCAAGGATTGCTTCATGTGCGGTCACACGCTCGTCAAAATTAACAGGCTTGCCCATGATGCGATATTCGCCGTTGGATTCGGTAACAATATTGTTCTTGCTGTTATTCATAAGGGGATAGAAATCTGCGAAGAAAGTTGCAGAACTCATATACCATTCAGCATCCGCGAAATATCCTGCCTTCATAAGACTAACAACCCCGGTCACATTTGCTTCGGTCAAAGAAGCTGTTTTTGCAACGGTAACGGAATTTGTTGCGCTCCATGTAATAGCATTAACGCCCTGCGCTTCTCCGGTTCCGGTTCCGTTGAAAATCAATGCATCAATCTTCTCTGCAACCTTGCGCGCAATCTTGTTTACAAGCCATGTTTCGAATGCATCGATGGACATAGTCAAAACAGATTTTGAAATGGTAACAAGCTTTGTTACCTCATAGCCTGCAAGGGAAACCTTCAACAAGGTATCTTTGTCCGCTGTGATTTCCGCGCCCTCTGCGTGCTTCTGTGCATCTGCGGTTGTTCCCTCTGCCGGAACGGTTACTGCGCCCTTAACATTCAACAAATCAATCTTGTTGATAATGGGGCAATACTCCTTTACTTTCTCGATGATCTTGTTGACGGTAGTAGAAGGAACTGCCGCCCCTGCGCTGTCTGCCGCGGTTGTCATTGCGCGGCGTTCGATATCATTCAGATCGATGCCGCGGATCTGCTTCAACCATGCGCTTCGATATTCTGCGCTGTTAATGTCAAATGTTCTTTCCTGCTGATTTGTCTGCATGCCTGCCATACCTCCATTAATGAAATCGGGCGTTACATCAACGCCGCTTCTTCCTTCTGCAATTGCTCTTTCAAGGGAACTGCGCTTCTGCGCCGCGCTCAAAATGCCGGATTTCTCCGCCTGCAATGTGCGAACCTCTTCTTCCAATTTGTCAAGATCCTCTTCGGTCTTGTTCTCCGCATCCTCTGCGTTCAATTCCTTTTCGATCTCTGCAAGTCTTGCTTCAATCTTTTCAAGTCTAGTCATTTTTTTACCTCCATTAAAAGTTTGATTTTTTTAATATGATTCTTGCGCTTCTGAATCTCCTTCATAACTCTGTCGATCACTCCGTCGGCAAAATTTCGCGCTTGAATTTCTGTGTTGTTGTTTGCCGGAATGGAAACGGCGGAAACATCATAAATCTTTAAAATCTTATGATGGCGAATCGTGATATCGTTTCCGCTTTCAATTACTTCTAACGTGTCATAGTCCGGCATAAATCCCCATGACATGCGATCAACAAGCTTTGCTTCAATATCTTCGTACATACTGCGTGCGGCGGTTGTCTTGGATAAATCCGCGCAAATAAAAAGCCCGACTTCGTCCGGCTCAACTGTCAAAGTATTATTGCGATTTCTTGCATATACTTTCCCGGCGTGATCGAATTGGAATATCACATCGGACATATCGCAATCGCGGAAACATCCGGGAACAAACTCTTCGTAAACGGTTTGATCGCCGCATTTGAACAATACATATCTTTCATATTTGGCGGCATATCCTTCAACGTAACAATCGGAATTGAATTTGTTTTTCTTCTCTTCCTGCTGTGGCGTTTCGAAAGATAATGCGCGGTATTGTCTATCCTTCAAGATTGGCATTTTCTTTTCCCTCCTCTTCTGCCCCTTCTGCTTTGGGCGGTTCTTCATACTGAACAAATGCATCTTTCGGTTCTTGCTCGTAATCTGCAAGCCCATATTCTTTTCGGATGAAGCGGCGTTCGCCGATCTCTCCGATGGATGCCATATTGAACACTTCCAAGCCTTGATTGTGCGTTAAAAATCCACGATCGAACAATTGCGTTACAATATCCAACTTTTCCTTGTTGGATGCATATTGCAGGCGGTTCGCTGTGAAAATGATTTCATTGCCGAACGCGATTTCATGCGGCGTGAAAGTCATGTTTGTATGCACAAGCGAAGCTTCGATTGCAAACGGCTCGATCTTGCCTTCGTAATATGCGCCCCATTCATCGGATGTAAAATTGTTTTGAAGGATCTTTTCATTTGTGCCGAAATAATTGAACACATTTTCTTTGATCTGTGCCATCTGCGCCGAATCAACTGTGAATTGATTCGTTTGCAATTGCTTCACATCCTCGTATTTTGCATCAATAAGCATCACGCCCCCGGCATTGGCGGAACTGAAATTCGATTCTACAAATCGCTTGCGCTCCTTCTCCAAATCTTCCGGCTTCAATGTCTGCGCAATCTTTGCAAGGAATCGAAGTGTTGCGGAACTTTTCACGCCTTCGATGATTCCTTGATTGTTTGTATGTATCAATTCCATTGTCGGATATAAGCAACTGTTGCTTTCTCCGAACAACTCGTTCTTATACTGGAACTGATTCATTATCCCGGCTTCATCCAACCGGAAAACGCCAAAATCGCCCGGATTAAATTCATACCGGATATATTTCACGCCTTCAACGTCAATGATCCTTGCTTTGGGCGTTGCCAACGGATAAAAGCCTATGATTCTTTCATATGAATGATCGAAAAGCGGCGCAATAATCGCCGTATTATCTACCGCATAAGAAGTCGCAAGCCGATATAAATATT